TTTTAGCGAGATCAACAAACTCCCCTACCTCTTCAAGATTCCCGTCACTGACTGACAATAACAGTTCTCGGGTCGTGTCTGCTATTACTTGGTTTTTAATTTTACTTTGATCGACGTTGGTCCCGGCATCCCGAAGCGCGTTGTTTTGAGTGTTGTTAATTAAAACAGACATCTGTTCAGCACGGCTTTTTAGTTTGTGTTGATAATCGTTACTGCCTTGTTTAACTACTTGACCAGCGGTCTTCGTGACCTGTTCTGGTTTTTCGGTCTCCTTGTCTTGGTCGCGGATAAATGAGACGCCTTTTAGCAGTGCATCGTTTGCCCGCATGACGTCTTCATTCGTGTCTCTTTCAACAGGAATATCAAACTGACCTTCGGGTGCGTTCGTGAAAATATCACCAGTATCGTGAACCATGACAGGAACATTAGTAATCGTGCGCTGCGTTCCGTCTTTGGTTTCATACGTCATGCTTTCAACAACATAACGACGACCGTAGAACTCAGGGTTACCCGCGATAGTGACCACCGTTTTCTCTGGGTCTTTTCGAAAATCTTCTAATGTTCTTACGATGCTTTTACCGTCGGCTCCGGGTCGTGACGAAGGATAGCCTCCTTCCATCTTCTTAAGCTTACCTCCTTTTTGGGGAGAGTATATTGAGATGTTACTTTGCACCGTTTGGGGTGAGACTACTGACTCCATTTCTTCGCTGCGATCCCGGAACGGGTCTCCTGTAAGTGGTGGTAACATTCCCAACCCTCCAGTGATCTCTACGTTGTCTCCGGGTGGACTGACTTGTGTTGTAGGCGCATCTCGTAGTCCTGATAAGCTAGAACCAATATCTTGATACATGCTGTCATTTAAAAACTTCTGTCGTTTGTCAACTAGCTGGGCATGAGTTCGTGACGCGAAGGCCGGTAACTGAAGTAACAGTTGGTTATGGAGTGAGACTTGGTTTGGGAAATTCTTCACCATTTCGTTAATCTCCTCGGGGATAGCAGACTTATACGCCTCGACTAAACGCTGTTGGATGTTCTCGTCTGTGTCAATCTTCCCGTCTTTCGTGAGCTGTTTGTTAATATCCTGTAAGCTGGAGTTTTGGAAATCTTGTTCTACTCTATCTAAGGCGGGCCGGATCTCAGACTTAAACAACTGGTTGTAAAGTTCTTTATCGACCGCTTCTTGGTGTCCCCAGTCAAATAGAAAATTCTTGGACTCCTGATCACCGGCTTCGGCTCTACGCGTTAACTCATCTTTAATATCCTGAGGGTCCATTGCTTGAACCTTTTCAATACCAGCTTTTTGTCGGATGTTTTTAAACTGTCCTGCAATTTGTGGTAATTGGTTTAAAGCTGTTGCTAATCGAGTTAGGGAGTTCTGTTTAGGTGTAGGAGCAGTGACTACGTTATATTGGCCTCCCCGAGTTACGGTTGGTTGTAACGGAACCTGACCTACGTTTACATTAACAATCTCGCGTGACTGTTGAGATAAGGCTTTTTTAAGTTCTTCAGTTGTCATTAGTTATCTGACTTAGTTTTTGCAGGGAGTAGTTGAAATGTAGAAAGACCTGTTTGCACGCCTTGTAGCCCTGATTCCAATAGGCTGGCTTGTTTGATTGGCTGGTTAATTCTAAGCTGGTTCATGCGTGATCGTATGGCTCCTTCTTCCATCTCAAAGGACGTCTGCTGTGCTTGTAGTTTCCTTTGTCGTTCCTCGGACGCGCTGTATCGCGCACTCTTTGCTGTCATCGCGCCTAGGATCTGATCTAAGGAACGACCACCTACACCGGCTTCAGTTAACGCAACCAGCCTAGCACGCGACTTAGCTTCCATAGTTTGAAGTTGAGCGGCCTCTTTTCGTTGTGATCTTGCGATGTTCTCCTGTCCAGCTCTGACCTGTATAGCCGTATTAGCACGTTGCGCTCTAACTTGTTCAGCAGCAGAGGCTTGTGCTTGAGCTTTTTCTTGGGCGCTTGCCGCAGCTTGTTGCCCAGCAAAGGATGAGATAGCACTGGCAGCACCCATAGCCATCGAGATAGGTTCACACATAATTGTTATTTATAAGGAAGAGGGATTGATTTGGAATGAAAGGAAGTCGGTGGAGTCGTCATCGGAGAACTCAGCACCACACCACTTAAGCCATCGAACGGCTGTGGTGTTTTGGACGTGGACGTGGTTGACACATGGTAGTTTGTAGTGGTTAACAATAAAGGAAAGCCAAGCTTTACTAGCTTTAGCAAACTCAAAGCCCGCAACTTGAAGCAGCCTATCGGTCATTAACAACCAGATGTAGTTGGTGTTATCCTTGATAAGCTCACCGATCCCAAAGCAAGCTAAGGGCGCGTGGTCGTCTTTGGCGCATATGGTCCACGTGTGGTAGTCTTGCTTTAACCCTAAGTCTAGGGCTTGTGTTGGGGTGGACCCACTGGTTAACAAACATTCAAGCTTGTCGATGTGGCGCATGTTGATGCCTACCTCTTCACAGTCAGATTTACGGGCTGACCTAAGGTAGACGTTATTATATTCTAGTTGAACGGGTGTGGACGTTGGCTTCGAATTCACAGGCTTGGAAGTTAGATGCAAATGCACTTGAGTTAACAATCTTAATAAGCGAATCCTTAGCTTGTGTAAAGATCGAGAATCGCAACTTACCGTCTTGTGAAAGCAGGGTGTCCGTAGAGGTGATGTTAATGACGTTAGGACTGTAGGTAAAGATACGCTTGTCCCGAGCTAGAGGTGTTACCTCAACTTGGAAGTCCACAGCGTCCGTAAAGAACAAGGTGCCATTCCTAAGGATCATACGGGCAAGACCCGAGGACACTGGTGGGTTCCCTTGTTTGAACACCGGCTCACTGAAGGTGTATTCTAGGTTGTATCGAACACCACTGAAGCACGTCCGGTTGTAGGACTGAATGCTTGCTTGGGTGCCGTTGACAAAGTTAACAGTTACTCGGTTGCCGTGGCTGTCATACACCTCAACAACATCATCAGGACCGGGAGTGAACCCGAGGTCGATCAAGGTGTCGGTAGGAAAGGATGTTGGGTCACCGACGAAGTCGTCCTTCTTCTTGAGCATGTCGAGGTGGATCGTAAAGCCATCAAGGGTGTCGTCCTCAAGTCGCAGCTCTTCACACTTCATCTCAGTCAACAGGGTGTCGCCATCTTTGTCACCGACAACAAACAGGGAGCTATTGATGAACTCTAGGCTGAGAACATTGAAGGGCATCTTGAACTTGCTCCATGAGCTAACAACCTTTTCCCGTCCGTTAAAGAAATACTTGTAGACGTAGATGGTGTCGCCTCCTGAGCTAAGAGCAATGAGGTCAGTGGATGTGGAACCTGATGTTACAAGGATGTTACCGTTGTTGATATATCCTGGAACTTGTGTGGTAATATCATCCGAGTCGTAAACGTCCGTGGTGGCATTGAGAGAATACTCTTGCATACCGAGGAAGTTACCGCGCTTGAAAGGGAAGTAGACATAAGAGCCAACAGCAAGGGGATCTTCGGATGTGTTAACATCATAGTTGGTGACAGCCTCAAGAGTGATGGTTTCGTTGGTCAAGGGATCACCCTTAAGAACAAACTGTCCCCGGTCGGCAAATAACAACAGGTTCTCTTGGAAGGCTACACTGCTTCTGAGGTTTGTTACGTTAGCAGTGGCAGATGTAACATCAATCGGAGCGGTATCCAACAAAGTCCTTACGGTGGTCCTAAAGAAGTTAAAGAGTTCTCCGGCTTCCGAAAGCACCACAGAGTCCTCATAGATGAATCCTAGGCGGTTCTTAAAGAAGACAAAGTTGTTGATCTTCTTGCCGACAAAGGATGGAAATGGGTTGGTCTCGTCGTCCCCAGACTTACGCTTGGCCCACCCAGTTTTGTTAACTGTAAAGGTGTTTAGGTCTGTGTTAACAAGCTGAAGGGGAAGGGTGTCGGGGTCGAGAGCGATGTCTAGGTTTGGTCCTACGTCTTCTACCCAGCCGCCTTCACCAAAGGATTGACCGTCGTTAGTCTCAAAGCGGAGATAGTAGTCGTCCTCGTTAGCGTCAGCAGCGCCACGCACGGCAACCCGGAAACCATCAGGTCCACGCACAGGGAGATCCGAAAGGGCATCGACTTCCTTGTGGACAAGCCCTAGGCCGGAACCAGCAAGACCATCGAATGCTTCAAGGAAGAAGTCTTGGTCGTCGTTGCGGTTGATGAGGATAGCGCCGTCTTTGTCCTTTGAGGTGTAAGCGGAGGTTACTGCTGAATTAACTTTTAAATCATCCGCAGTATCGTGTACGTAGGCATCTATAGCAGTAGTTGCATTTTGAAGTGCTAACACAAGACCCTTTGCAATCCGACTTGTGTCTGCTCCTTGTTCTTTAGTCTGTGCGGCGGACTTGTATGTCGTAACAAATACTTCATCATAAGCAGGGGAAGCTTCAACCGTGGTGTCAAAGGTTTGTTGTCCTTTGTATGTTACAGTGCGACCGGGATGGAGGAGTTGAATATTAGTAACAACACCAGAGGAGGCTACGGTTATGTTAAACTCAGGACGAACGTCCCAATCAACACCTGTAGGAAACTCTAAGGTAGGCTCATCATCCTCTTCGTATCCGGTGCCACCGCTGATTATTGAAACTGATTCAATCTCGTAGTAGTAAGAGTCAAACTGGTTACCGATCTGGCTTTCTTTCCAGACGACAGCAAAACGCGCTCCCCCTCCACTAAAGGTTCCTTTGTCTCTGAACTTAAGACCATACTTCTTACCGAAGTCGCCTTGTTTAACAAACACTAAGGCACGGGACGAATCAAGCTCCTCGGACTTCTCGGTTGTCTTACCGACAGTAACATCAGTGTTAAGAAGAAACGTGCTGTCACCTATGGTAATAGCTTTGAGTTGTTCGTGGGACTTGTTAGCTGTTGCTAATTTAAGATACTCACTACTGACTTGGTAACCGCCGGTGTCGCCTTCAACCTCTGCCTCGACTCCGGTCTCTAGGTTAAACACCCTGATAACACCTGAGCCGTCACCTGTGGTCCGATGCTCAATAGTAACAACATACCTTTCAGTCTCACTCCGGTTGATGAAGTGCAGGAAGTCACCCTCAAGAGCTACAGCCCCTAGGTTGTCTATGAGACGTGCCGGGGGACGCTTAGTGAGTCCTTTGGTGACTGTGGAAAGACCGTTGATCTGCTCCTCACATTGACCAGCTAGACGCACCTGAGGTGACTGTTGGCTGACCCCTTGGATGAGGTTGGGAACGGTAGTTGTTATGTTGGCCATCGTTTAAGCAAGGTCAGTGCGGCGATTGATGCCGATGCGTGTAGCAGTGTCGTAGTTGTCGAAGATGGTTCGATCAGAGTTGTTACCTTCAGCTTCTTCCATAGCTGCCTTGGCGCGAATCTCATCACGGTAAATAAGTGCCTCAATCTCACGGGAGCCAACAAGTCTGTTAGCAAACATCCGGGATGCCTTGAGGGCGATGTAACGTCGAGCCTGTTCTGGTAGCTCTTCGTATTCAAGTAAAAATGTTATGTTAACCTTAAGCTCATCTACAGTGAATGTGTCAGTGTAGTTCTTACGGTCGAACAATGCGGTGCCTCGTTGGACTACATCATAGGTGGTGTCAACTGTGTCCACTTGTAGGACGTTATCAGGTAACACAAACTTATTGGAGGCATTGGCTTCCAAGGTGTAGTCTTGGGCTGTGTTAAAGTGCCACCCGTCTTGTTGGACCTCACGTGACACTTCGTCAATAACACCTTTAGCAAGTGCAGCAGATGGCGGCAAAGCAGTAGTGTTAGCAATAGAGTTTACAGGTGCTTCGGTAACGTAACCGAGCATAGTGTTAACAGCGTCAAGTTTGGTGGTAAGGGTAGCCATAGTAAAATAAAGAAAGGAAAAGGCCGCACCCCAATCATTAAAGAAAGGAGTGCGACCGTTGGGGTTATTGGGTGTTGGTGAGGCTTACACTTGGATTTGGAAAGCAGCCTCGGGGCGAAGGACACCGTGGCCCATAGCATACTTAGCTACGAACAGGTTTCCTTGGAGTTCGACCTTGTAGTCGCTTTCGGTAGCAAGGTCAAGGAGCTTAACAGTTCCGATAGATGACGGGTGTCCACCAATAATATCGAGGTCGACGAGGTTTGCGTTATAACCGGTTCCGCTAGCACCAAAGACATCGTTGAGGGTGTTATCATCATCTTGGTCCAGAGACGCTTCGGCTTTCGCAACGTCCTTAAGGTGGTTGGATTTGTAGATCTTGATACCAGCCACCATTGGGATGCTACCAGTTGCTACGTCACCACGACCACCGAAGTCACGGTTGTTAGTGAGGATGTCGCTTGTTGAGATCAACTTATAGTAATCTTCCGGCTTAAGGATAGCAAAACGCTGTCCATCGTTAGGAATGTCGTTCTCATCGAGCTTCTGAGCAGCAGTGAACAATGACGATTCAATAGTTGCTCCGGTCAGTGTGCCACTTCCACGGTTAATTGTGATGCCGTCTTTCAATCCGATTTCGGACACTCCAGCAGCAGCAGCCGCAAGGGTCTTCATGGTTGCAAGGTCGAAACGCTTTGCAAGCGCCCGTCCTAGTTCCTGAGCGTAGATTGAGCGAACGTCATAGTGATTCTTAAGCTCGTCAATGTTTGCAATAAACGTCGAGGCTACAAGAACATCATCAATGTTGATGACTTTCTCAGCGTGCTTAATCTGACTTAGGTAACCAGAGGTTGAGTCAGCGATGTTTACTCCTGGAGTGTGGTATTTTGCCGTAGCGATACCAGTCACAGGGAACTGAGCAGACTTTCCGTTAGCGATAGTGCGAATCGTGTGAAGTCCTTTCATCACGTTTGCTTCTTCGAAGGTGGTCAGGATTTCTCCTGAGAACACCTTAAGGAACAATTCATTAACGTCTGATCCTGTGTTGTTAACAAGTCCCAAGCGGGACGGTAGGGTGTTAGCCATAATAGTTGGTTTTTCTAATTGTTGTTGTTAAGGTTGTCCTCATTCTGATGTGTCCATAACCGGGTTCGGAGTTATTGATTGTCCACCGCAGTGGGTCTCATCGTCGGCCTCGGGGGAGTCTATCTTTATGATGACGTTTGGTTTAAACACCACCAAGCTACTTATGCAGCTTGTAATAATGGTGAAAGTTGTTGTGTTA